CACCCTCTTCAACAACACACAGGCCTTCCTGGCCCTGGTGGCATTGGTCTTGCTGGGGTGTTTCATCAATTTGTCGTAGTGTGTGAAGTAGTCAAGGCACAACTGTTTCATCTGCCTGTGCCTTGCGGTCTCTTCTGGTAATCTGTAGAGTTTCCTAATCATTGATTGGTTTGAACTGTATCGAGTGCCATGGTGCCGTCAGTCCGTGGCTGTTCTTGTAGATGTCTCCGGTCTGCACCGATTTCGCGGCCATGAATTCCCTGGTGCCATTGCCATGGCGTTTCTTCTGCACCACCCGACAAGGTCGCCATTCCTGTCCCTTGGCATAGAACTTGGCGTGATGGGTCTTCTGTCCCTTTGATGTCTTTACACCTGCCACTCGAGTCTACCTCCATTAATTGAATATCTTCCTTATAATGCGTTCTATCCATTCGGCCACTCTGTCACAGCCATCAAAGAATTTCTCTAACCATCTGTCCATCATCGCCAACTCCTTATGGCCCAATAGGCCGGACTCAATGACTTCTGTCCTCGAACCTTGGCCAGTATCGCACCGAACCTGGCGAGGAATGATTTCTTTCTTGCTGGTATGTTTTTCTTGATCCGCATGTTGGGATCACCATATCTCACGATGTTGACCGTGCCTGTGGATTTGTTCCTGACATACACCGCGAATTTCTTTGACCGTCCGGGTGTCCTGAATGGTTTATTGAGTGTTACCGTCCTGCCCTGGTATTGTGCCATTTGAGCCTCCAAAATATCTTCCTATCTCAGGATGTAGTTCTAGTATCTCTTCATTTGATAGGCCCTGCTCGATCATCTCCCTCATATGGGTCACCATGTCCGCTGGGTTGGTCATCGGATCGTGCGTGCCATCGTCTGCCAATTGATTCTGCATCTGTTCTAACTCGTCTTCGTCTTTGGCCAGTATTTCAATTGTCTTCTGATCAATAATGGATTTAACATTTGGAGTGGCTGTGGCTGAGTCCCTCTGGGCACTCGCCGCCTTGTTGATTATGTCCATGTCCAGGTTCTTGTCCCTGATGTGGAAAGCCATAGGATACTTGATCTCTCCATCCCATGCTTGTCCTTGCCATAGACCAAAAAGTCTGAATATCTGTTCTTCTGCCAGTTCCAAGTTCTTGGCCTTCTCACACAGTTTGGCGTCAAGCATCAGGAATTCTGATTGCATCGCGATTCCGGACATCTGGCGAGACTCGATGGCCCTAATGGACCCTAAGTGAGCCATTCTGTCGATCGACTTCACGGTCTCCTCCATTGTGGCCAGTATTGCTTCAAGATTACCACCATTCGGTTGTAGTAGATATGGTTTGAGTGCTGGGTCCAACTCCTCCGGCATGTCTATGATGGCACCCGCTCCCGCCTGTGCTGAAACTGATCTGGTCTTGACCAGACTTGGATGATTGGTCAGTGATATAAGTTGTTCTGCTTCTGAATAACAGTTGCCTAAAAATCTCTGTGCCTGTGCTATTGAATCTATGTCTGAAACACCGATGCCCTTGATTGGTCCCCTGTTGGCGTAGGCCCACACCGCTGGCACCTTGCCCAGTAGGTTTGGTCTCGACTCAACGATCTTCATTGGTTCCTTGGCGTCACTGCCGTTGTATGCGTATAATTCTATGGCGTCTGGTGTCCACTTCCTGATGTAGAACTCGCCCGCCCTCTGGTAAGGTCTCTCGTCCTGTTCCAGCAACATCAGTTCAACCAGTTGGTAGTGTCCGTTGGGTTGTCTCACGAATCTCCAGTTCAGGATGTTCTCTGGTGTGTAGATTGTGGCGTAAGGTCTGATGCCCTGTGCCAGTTCATCAGCACGTGTGCCAACAACGGTCTCTGGTCGATCGATCAAAACACAGACGTGTCCGTAGATTGAACTCTGTATGTTGACCTCCCGCATGAATGAATCCCAACTCCTGCCATCCATGTCGCAGTCCTTCATGAACTGGTCCAGCTCTGGTGAGTTGTCTAGGTTTCCAAAATCCCGTTTAGGCTCTTGCCTGTATAGGAATGAATTATATGTGTGTATTATGGATCGGCAGTGATTGTCCTCTGCCGCCTGTGATAATCTTGTAAGGTAGTCGCCCTCGTTCTCGTATTGGTATCTCTTGAGATACATGCCACGTTTGTATTCAGCACCTCCCAGGTAACTCCTCTTCAGGAACTTCCAGTGGTTGATGTATGTGTCGTAGTCCTGGTGGACTGGTAGTGAAATCGTCTGTCCTGATGCGTCTGTGAATGATGTGCCGGTCAAACCGTAAATGTCTTGTGCCATTATCTGATTGCTCCTACTTTGATGCCAAACCTCTCAGGTGCCTGTTGCTCGTATGCTGTTCGGATTGGGTATAAGAATGAAATAAGATATCCAAGTGCGTCATTCATATGATCAAATCCCTGTGTCTTGTCTGGCAGAACAGTCCCCTCTTTATATGTGTGTTTGCTAATGCTATTTAACAGATTCTTACACTTGGGATGGATGAATACCTGTCGCTCGCCTGACGCTGAACACAACTTGGCGTTGACGGAATTGATCCTGTCCCTGACCGCCATGTGTCTCGGTGGCACCTTGCAGATGAAACCTGCGTTTTGTAGTATGGAAAGATCAGTTTTACCACCTGCTGATGTCTTCCTTTGCCTTGATGCCGGATCTGGATAACAGAATATCTTCTTGCCAGGATATCGCCTGTGTATCTCCTGACACAATTCATCTGTGTTTGAACTCCATATCTGTATCTCATCAAAGATGTAAACGATGCCATTGTCGATATAACTGACAACAGCCGCCATCGGGTCCAGGTTGAAATCGCAGGACACGTGGATCACGTTGGTGTCTAGAGGCACGTCAAAGTGTTTGACGTTTTCACTCATCGAGAAACCGTAGTAGATTATGCCTGAATATGTCTCCCAGGTTGCTTGGTATTCCTGCCTGAATGTCTTGGCATCAAGATCCCTCTTGGCCTGTTCTATCTCACCAGCATCTACGAAACCACCGTCAATGGTGGTGAACAGATAACTGCTCCAATCCTTTTCTGATGGATCCTGTCCCCGTTGGTATAGGTCGTGGAACCAGTTCATGCCTTTGGGTGTGCCAGCGAACATGGCCACTCCTTTGGTGTCTGAAAGAGTGGGCCTAAGCACCTCCGTCCAGGCAGTCTCTTCGATGTCTGCACACTCGTCTAACACGATGAAGTCTATACCTACACCCCTCAATGAGTCCTTGTTGTCAGCACCCCTTAGGCATATCCTTGATCCGTTCTTGAGTTCTATTGTGAGTTCCGCCTCGTTGATCTTCTTGATCCAACGTAGGTCTTTGAGAATTTCTTTGAGTTTAACCCAACATATCTGTTTGGCCTGTCTGTAGGAATTTGTCACGAACCAGCAAACACGTCCTGGTATCCTGGCGTGATAACACAGTTCTCTGATTGCCAAAGTGGTCTTACCAAATCTTCTGCCAGTGACCAAGACCCTGAATCGTGCTTGATCATCCGCTACCTTGCGTTGCGGTGTTGATAGTTTCATACTATTAATTATGTAGGGTTATTTGTCTTCCCAAGGTAATGGCTGTGTTGACTCTTCGTCAGTTGGTGAGTCTTGTTGTCCCAACCAGTTCTTGCCCAGGAACATAAGCATCCTTGCGTCTCCGGCCAATGCCTTCTCGAACTGTGCTCGTCTTAAACTTTTCTTACCTTCGGCCTTGCCCTTCTCAATGAGGTTCTTGAATCTCTTCTGCAGTGTGGTCACTGAAGTGCCAACGCAGTCTGCTATCTCTTCATAGGTGCAGTGCATCGATGCCAGTTTGAATATAAGGTCGTGATCCAGTTTGTATGATTTCTTCTGTGCGTCCATTATAGGTGTTTCTCCCCGATCACTATCCTGAATCTTCTTGCGTCAGTGTCTCCGTTCCCGGTGGTTATGGTCAGGTCCACGTTATACACGTTGCCTGTTGTGCCACCTGACAGCCTTATTGACACCACGGCACCCGCCGCGGTCACGTCAGTGGCCTCGTTGGTTGGGAATGTCAGTGGTGAACTG